CTGCTCTTGCAGATACGCAGCCTTGCGTGCGACAGCATCGATAGCAACTTTATCAAAAGCAGCATAACGAATAGGATTTTCTACAGATGCAAGACCTCTAAATATCTTTGCAGCGGCTTCGTTTGCTCCGCGTACAAACTTTGCTGATTCCGTTAGTCCGAATGCAGAACCAGTATAGTTGTGGTTTGCTGGGGTAATATCATACAGTTCGTCAACATATGGTGCCAAGAATTTCTGTAGTTGCTGTGATGTAACTTCACCCTTGAGCATAGCAGCACGTGCTTCGTATGAAGGGAATGTGCGCTCTACTAGCCCTACCTTGTCAGCAAGATATGCCTGAGCATCCTTTGCATCAAATACATCGAACTGGCGTAGGTATGCTGCACCAGTATCTGTGCTTGCCCAACGAATCAATTCTGGCATAGGTGTCTCAGCCAAGATTAGGTTCATGAGTTCATCGCCGCGATACTGACGGTTAGCAAGATATGCCAACTCTTCAAAGTACAGTGGGTCAGATACGCCAATCTTAGATAGTGGAACCTTGCGGTCAATTGCTGACTTGCGCAAGCCAATTGATAGTTCGCCAAGATAGTTAATGTCAGATGTTCTAGCATTCTGTACTTCACCGCGAACTGCAGCAGTAAAGTAGTTTCCGCCAGCAATTGGGTCTTCGATGAAAGAATCAATCTCTACATACTCGTTACCAACAACTCTACCCTGTGTGGCTGATGAATAGTAGCGCTTCTTAAAGTCGGCGCTTTTACCATGTACATCTGCCTGCTTTTTAATGGCTTCGCCTAGTTCAGATAGCAAATTGTCTACAGTGTTATATGCTGCACCAACTGCGTTGTCAGCATCAAGAATAACTTTCTTGTTGGTTGCCATCTTGCCAATTGCATTCTTATAGTTTGCAATAGCAGCCTTAGCATCTGCAATATCTGCAGGATTTACCTTTGAGCCACCCTTAGATTCAAGAAATGCAACTCTGCGCTCTAATGTTGTGATGCTAGGGATTGCTGTTTTTAGACCATGCTGCACTGCTGCTGCACGCAATTCTAGTTCAATCTTGTCAAGAAGTTTGGAAGCAGCATCTGCTTCTTTTCTAGCAAGAGCCAAGTGCTGTGCTTTTGCTGCTGGAGAACCATTCTTAAGAAGTTCTTCTACAGTAGTTTCTGCAGTGTTCTTCATGTTAACAGCGCTTTGATAACTCTTAGCCTTGGCAACTACTGCCTGGTTAACAGCACGAAATTCTGATTTATTTGCTGCACTTACCTTGATGCCTTTAGTCCAGTTTGCTATGTTCTTTGCTGAGTAACCATATGAACGGATTACATCTTTCCATAGGAACTCAAGTCCGTAGGCAATGCCAGTACTAATTACTGGTTCAAAGATAGACTGCTTTAAAGCATATGCAGGACGAGCAAGAACATCGAATGTCCAGACACGGTTGAGGTTTCTCAGTGTCTCTTGACCAAGGTTGTTGACGCTTGTAACTTTGCCTTTTATGCTAGATACGCTCTCACGTTTAATCTGAGTCTCGATAGCATCCCAAGGTGTAAAGCGATATGTTTCAGCAAGTTGACGTACAGTCTGTGGGTCAACAAGAATTGTTGTTCCATCGTGAGCAATACCAAACCCGTTCTGCTGAACAGATTGAATTCCTCGACTTACATTCTGCTGGAAGTTGCTTACAATCTGGCTAAGTTCTTCTTCGCTGCGAATACCTGTGTTGTATACAAAGATACGACCAACTTGAGCATCAATAGACTTGAGTGCTTCTAGTTGCTTTGCTGGACCCTGTCCAAGAGTAGACATGTATTCGTTCTCAAGTGATACACGAATATCAGCAACTCTCTTGTACTGCCCAGGGGCTACCTCGATTGACTTGGCGCCATCTCGGAATAGTTCAATATTGTCAAGAAAACCGTTGAGTTCGGTGCGTGCCTGTAGAGGGCGCATACCAGAGAAAGAGACATAACCAGTAGGCAAAGCCTCTGTACCGCGCCCTACGAGGCGCACAAGGCGCATACCGAGGCCAGCAGCCTTTGAACTAAGTGTCAATTCAGCCCAGTTGGCAGCGCTTGCTGACTCTGGGGCATCCTTGAATCTTGAGCGAACTTGTGACTTTGCGCTGCGTAATGTCTCGCCAGCACGGATAACTACGCCAGTACCAATGGTTGGTTCGATAGGCATATACGCCTTACCACCAGGAGTGAGTTTGTAGTTCTCGTCAAAGAATGCATCTTTAAGTTTCTTGAACTGTGGGTCAGCGTTGATTGCATCATCAAATGCTTTTTGCAGACGTGGGACTGCAGCACCTTCTGGAATATAAACCTGACCAGTTTGTATAAATTTATTAGCAAGTTGTGACTGCACATCTCCTGCAATAAACAACTTGTGGCTATCTACTTGAGATAGGCGTTCTAGTGCAGCAAGGTTTCCTTTGTCTGCAAGAATAATATCTTTTACAACATCAGCATCTGATGCCTCATGAATAAGTGGAATTAATCTCTCGTTAGTACTGTAGCGAGTTACTAAATCAGTGATAGTTCCCCAGTCTTTGGTTTCAGCCAAAGTAACCATGTGGGAACCTGATACAGTCTGTCGCCCTTGAGTACCATTAGTCTTAGCGTATAAGATGCCCTCTGATGCTTCGTTCCCAAAATTATCTACTGCTTTGCCCTTAGTGTAAAGACCTGCAGGCTTTGCTGCTGCTTTAACTCCAGCACCTGTAACTTTACCAGCAATACCTAGAACCTTGTTACCTACAAAGAAATCACCAATACCAGTGTACCAGCGACCAACAGCATTATCAACAAAGTTCTGCTTGATGCTTTCATCGTTCCACAAATCAACCTTGTTCATGTCAATGCCACCAGCAGGTAGAACTAATGCTGATATGCCAGAGATAGGAGTTAGGTCAGACTTAGTAAGAGCCTGGAAAGTTGATACCTTAGCACTGCGGTCGTACGCTGCCTTGATATCACCAAATTGAAAACCTTCTTCGTACTTACCCTTTTTGTAAAGTGGTGAAGCAAGGTCAGTAAGTAAACCAAGTGTTGCTGCAGGGCGTGTGATGTAAGGAGAAATTACATTGTTGTTAAGTTTAACTGCTGCACCCAAAAGAAAGTCTGCTGCGCTCTTAGTTGCTGCCTTAGTAGCCTTACCCAATGGCACAGCATCAATTCCTGCAAGAGCATCCTGAATTTTGTTCTGGAGTGCTTTCTCTTTTTCAAGTTCGTCATCGCTAAGGTAGGCTCCGCCACCTGTAATTCTTTTGCCAAATGCTGGTACCCCAGAGATAGCGCTAGTGAATGAATTCCACAGACCCATCGCTACCCCCTAAAAATTTTGTTTGATATAATTTTTTTCTTCTGAGCCTTTTACATCTTCACCAGTAAGACCTACAATAAAAGAGTCTCTTTCTTCTGGTGACTTCCAAGGCATCATTGCAAGTTCTAGAGCGATTGCAGCATTCTGATATCCAAGTGAATTTGCAAACTTGTCAATGTTGTCGAATAGGCTGCCAGGCATCCACAAGACATCATCCATCATTGCTCCATTAAGAAGTTTACAAAACGCTTAAATGAATCTGGAGCGTTCTTTGATTGCGCAGCAAATGCCAAATCTGGCAAGTAGTTCTTTACAATCTCTGCATTCTCGTCTGGACGAGTGTTGTTGCCAAAACCTTTTGGTAGTGCTTCTGACCCTGGTCCTGGACCAAAATCTACACCTGCTGTAATTGGCTCAGATGGGTTATTAGTTGGGTCCATAAATGTTCCCAGTTGAGGCATGTTAACGCCTTCGTAAGGACCTTGTGAGGTTGTCACGCCTGCCGCCTTTGTTGATGCCATTGCTTGATTACCCTGAATACGTGATTGGTTCAGTTCTTGATTCTGACCATATCCAAAGCCAGTATAGTTACCGCTTTGTCCTGCTCCGCCAGTACCTGAAACATTTGCTGGATTGTACTGTGGTCCGCCGTTAGCGCCACCGCTTCCTTTTCCACCCATGTTTACTCCTATGCGTATTGTTTAAATATATGAATTGGTTCAGAGCACATATTGTCATATTGGATTGCGATACCAATTGCCTTACGAACAATGTTCTCTGCTTGGTTAATAGTCTTTACTTTTTCCACACCCAACGCTGCCAGTGCGCCGAGGGCAACATCGCCACCACTACCCATAACATATACGTTACGAATATCGGTATCCCAAGAGTAATCCTCAGAAACCGAGAAAACTTGCCCTTTGACGGAGATGATGAATCCGCCATCAATAAGTGCGACATCGCCGTCCTCTTTCATGTCAATGCCAGCATCTACAAAGTGCTTGCGCATTTGTGGTATAAACTTTACTGTCATGTAAGTATTTAAATCTTCTTTAAGTGTTGGCTTAGGTTGTACATAGCCATAGTGTAGTATATTGCTTGCGCGGGATGAACCGCATCCTGCAATTAATACACCGTTGTTATCTACTATCTTTGGCGTCTTTGCAATTTGAAAGCGACCATGCTCATCACTGAGTCTTGAGTCACACCCTAATACCGACCAACCGTCACCTTGTATCGCTACTAGCGTTGTCATTGCTATCCCCTAGTTGTTACTCGTCCCGAAGCCTTGCCACTACCACTAAGGGTAGATAAAATTGTTTGAATATCTGGAGGCGCCGCTTGTGGTGCCATACCCATATCTGCTGGAGGGCCTCCTACTGGAGCCGCGCCTGGAACAGGGGACGGCTGCTCAACAGGAGAAGTTGCAGCCCCAGCAGGAGGAACTGGTTGCTCAGGAGCGAACACGTTAGAAATGGCCTCTTCAAGAGACTGGCCCTTTTGACGTGCGGCAATTACTCCCGCAATCTTAGTTACGATAGATGCTGGGTCTCCACCTTGTGTAGCCATTGCTGGAATAGCCTGAGCCATTGCAGTAATACCGCTGAGGAGCGATGAACGCATGTTTTCGATTTCAATCTTTTCAAGTTCTTGTGTGACATTTACTGTGAATGGGAGTTCACGCATTGCCATATCTTTGGAGATAAGTCCTCCACCAAGAGCCTGTAGCATAAAGATAAGTCCTTGTGCTGGATTAAGACCAGCAAGCATACCATAGCGTACATCAGCAGAGTAGTCACCCTTGATGTCCTTAGATGGCTTGTAAGTAATTTCGTATGGGCTGCCAGAGTCTACACCACGAATTGTCTTCTCTTCTGCAAATATTTTCTCGTCTACTTCAAAGCAGAGAGAAACGACATCGCGTAGAGCGGAAGCAAAAATTGCCTGTGCTGACTTAACCTGTGTATCAAAGGCACCCATAAGTGCCTGTACGCCTTGACCTGTAACGATGCTTGCATCAATGTTACCAGAACGTCCTTCTGGGTAACGAGTACCTGAGCGAAGTTCCTGGTTAAGGAGTTGTGCTTCTGTGAATGCGCCTTGTGGAATGTTTAATTCGACACGACGAACGCCCGCTGGGTTGGAGGTACGGATAACCGCATCTCCACCCAACTGGAGTTCTTGAACGTCTTGTGGTAATACGATTGGTGCCTGAACACTTTTCTCTGCTGCTTCCATTGCCAGTAAGGCGAAACGGTTGCGGAGAAGTTGAATACCTAATACGTCGTCGAATTGTCCACGCATCTCACCGTCAATAGACGGCTTACGCGCCACGACAACCATCATCTTGCCCATTGGATTCAATGCGCGAGATAGAACTATATTACCCTTTTTAGGTAAGTAAATTACAGATTGGTCCTTGTCGTAGTAACGCACCATCTCAACCTGCGCATGCAGGTCTTGCTGATAGCCGTCACGACCAAGGATTTGAGTTTCATACTCTGGGAATTGTGCTACAAGTTCACCAAGGGTAAGCATATAGCGTTTTGCAAATGCCACACAGCGTCCGTAGCGGTCAAATTCTGGGTAAGCCCCGATTGGATTTTCTACGCGGATACGCGGCAACTTGCTTTCTTCGTCCAGTTCAATCATGAACGGAACGAAACCATAGGTTAGGTACCAGTCTGCGCCAGAGTACATCTGTACTGACAGGTCAGAGTGAGAGAAGTAGTTGGCTGCAATGCGGGTACGCTTATCAGCAAAGTTACGAGCCTTGTCGCTAACAGAGTTAGCAGCAGAGCAGTTGATTGCTGGAAGTGGAGCCATGACCTCAGAAAGGTCGCGTGCAACCACATCAATAAAGTTGGCTACTACGTTGGCATCTACGCCCTCTGGGAAGAACTCAGGGTAAACGGATGCAATCTGTCCCTTACGGACTGCAAGTACGCTAAGGTTACGAGCATCTCGTTCGTGGTTACGGTAGCGCAACGCTTCAACGCGTGCTGCTACCTGTTCCATTGTTAATGCCATTGGTATCCTAACCGTAAGTTTGAGACCACTGGTCTGCAAACGCTTCATCTAAGTTAACTGCTTGTCGCCTTGAGGCTTGAGCCTGGGTTGTCCATCGGTTCTGCATCCACTTAGACGCATTACTGCTTTGCTGCATCATCTCGCGTATGCGGATAATAGCAAACCACAGAGCCATAACGCAGTCTGTAGGGTTTTTAGTATCTGGCTTCCAGGTGATAAGTTCCTGTACCAGAGTCTTTAGACCCTCAGAGCCTTCGTTGCTGGGTAGTTCGATAATGTTGTTGTCCTGGAAACGCCCATCTCGGGTATTGCCAAACAACATAGACATTGACGCAACACCAAATGATGTGTCCCACTTGTTCTTGCCTGTGAAGTGTGAGTTCAACTGGCATCCATAGGAGGCTAGATAGGCTCGCAAGTCATCATCCAAGGCGTAAGCCTTCTGGTGTGCGTTAATTTCAATACGTAGTTCTTGTGGGCGGTACTTCTCGACCCACTCCTCTATTAAAGATTGAATCTTTGCAGGGCTAGGGTCAGTCATGTTGATGCAGTCCAGGACATAGATTCGTCCATCTGCCCTGTTATAGGTAGCCACCACTGCTCCTGTAGCACCTGCCATAGCAGGGTCAAGACCAATAATGGTATAACCTTCAAGATACTGTGGATGTCCTGGCGTTCCAGCCTTTAGCGGGCCACGCTTTCGCATTCCGTTGACGGAACCTGCAATACAGGTAGGCGAGAAGATTGAGTCTTCTTGGACATCCTCTTGCTGGTAGACCATAGCCCATACTGACGGAGCGACCTCAGAGCGACGCTTAAAGAGCGAGGGTCCATCCCACTTGGGGTATAATCCATTTTCAAGTACATCGTCCAAATCATTTTCTTGTTGGTCCGTTTCGGGCCACAGTGTCTTCCAGTTCTTGGGCTTATCATCAAACTGGAGAACCGCTGGCATAGCACAGTAGGTGAAGGGTGTCTTACCACCAGTCCACTGTGAGCCATCCCTAATCATCTTGTAGAGGTCTACAGATGCTACTCGGGTTCCTACAATAATAAGTTTGCCGTGACGTCCCAAACGAGTAATAACTTCTTTTTGAAGCCACTCAATTTGCTTTTCCCATTCATGAGCGTTAGAACCCATCACCACGTCATCTAGAATAATCAGGTCGGCGCGGGCACCGTAAATCTGTGACCCAAAGCCCAGTGCTTGCACTGTAGGGTCCTTCTCGCCAGAGTCTCGACCTGTACCTAGATAAATCATATCAGCAGACCACTGTGTAGCATCTGCCTTATACCCACCATTAGGGCCAAAGGCCGTCTGGAGTTTAGTGTATCCAGGGTGAGATAGTCGGGTCTTAATTGCACCCAAAAATTTGCGAGCCATACCCTGTGTTTTAGAAACAATAATCACTCGCGTGTTAGGGTTGGTCACAATCTTGTAAGTCACATAGTTAGTTGTGATGGTGGTTGACTTGGCGTGCTCAGGTGGCACGTTAATCAAGACACGGTTAGGGTCTCCTGGCTCGTAAGTCATACCAGCGGGTAGCCATCTTGGGGTATTGCCTTCTATCAGGTCAATCCAGTCCAGTTGATGAGGAAACAGTTTAGAACCCAGGAAGGTCTCAGAGAACTCCGCAAAGGGCATATCCTTCATCTCGGCTAGGTCAGCCTTAATACCTTTACCCGCCAGACGCGCTTTATCTGAAGCCTCTTTGAAGTCGGCGTTCTGCATCGTCCATTGGCGGAAGGCGGTGTCCTGACGGTCAACTGCGGCCATAGCGGCTGTGACGGTGGCACCTTGCTCCAGAAGGGCTAATACCTTAGCCTGAGCATCTTCCTTAGAATAGGTCTGTTTTCCTGCCTTGCGTCCCATGTTATGTCCCATCTATAAACGCCGATTTAACGTACCCTATAAACGGCATAAGGGGGGCATTTTGATAAAAAACTCAAAAATTATTATATATATAGGAGGAGCGGAGTCTTAAACGGAGCGACTCCGTAATAATATATATATATACTATAGAAGACCCGTTCAAACGGGTCTTTTCCGAGTGGGTTGGGAAAGTATTTTCCCGAACCCTTATATCTTGAGCGTACAGTGTGACGCAGGTCACACATCCCGAGGAGTACTTTAGGTACTCTGAGGGGGGTAATTTAATATAACAGAAAATTATTTATGGAGTATATACATACACACACACCTCGGTTTAATAAACCTCGGGTCAAAACATGCGCTTTTGCGCTTATGTAGGCGTTATTTATAGTGCAGAGCAATGATTAGAGAGTAACTATCTACCAGCACTCATTTCATAAATGAATTAGGGGGGAATAATAAATAAATATGGATAGGGATACCGCGACTTAATCCCCAACCCCAACCGCGACCCATTGGGTTGGATGTTGCGTTAATCGCTACCGCGAAAATATGGGGTGGAAATTATCCGTATCTCCACCTTTCCAAAGTGCTTATTTTATAGGGGGTTCACGCCCTAAGAAAAAGAGCTGCGCCCTGGCCGTTTGGATCCGTTTTCCCCCTGTGTTGCGTAAATACCCCATTTCATCCGCCTAAAAGGATGCGCCTATATCCCTTGCAGAATCCCTTTCCATGCTATCCTTAGGGCATGCCAAACGGCATGAACTACCCAATCAAAGGACATGACATGACATCAACACCAAAGGCACCAAAGCAAGTAGTGGTTATTAAGGCACCAAAGATAGTCACAGCATGGCAAGGCGTTTGCACTACTTCCAAGAAGTCGGAAGATGAAATCGTCAAAGCAATCGAAAATCTGCATGAGGTACTGACATTAGAATCCCGTCTAAGTGTCACCGATAAAAAGAAGTTCATCAAAGGCTTAGAGGATGGCGGAAAGGTGTCATCATTCATCAAGGCTTCCCATGTACCAGCAATCCCAACATGGATGAACTTAAGAAAATTGCACGCTGGCTTCAAGGCGCTTCCAATCGCAAAGCAACTCAGTGTCGCAATGGCTTCTTATGACATCCTCGGCGTTGGCAAAGGTGAACTATTCAAAACCCTAGATGCACTCACCAAAGAAATCTCCACAGTGCGCAAAGCAAAGACATCCAAGGCTAAGGAAGGCTCAACTACCCCAAAGAAAGCCAAAGCAACCAACGCGGATACTCTCGCTTCAATCCTCAACTACTTCACAGGGCTTGAAATCGAGAGCCTTACAGAAGATGAAAAAGATGCTATCGCGGAAATCCACGCGGTAATCGAGAACGCAATGGCATCCGCTTAAACGGATAGCCCGAAAGAATAGCCTCACCCCTTCGGGGGTGGGGTTATTTTTTTTGCCCTTTTTTCTTGGCTTGCTGGCGCTAAAAAATCGTCCGACACAAACCACTGAACGACCTATGCCACCGACATGCAAATCCCAACCAGCCTAAGAATTTTTTCAACACAAACTTCGGCACGGATGACGCGTGGCACCGACAGATGACCCCATCCGCTTAAACGGACAGGTTAGACAAGAACTTATGGGGATGGTAGACTAGTGTCATCAGCGAGAGTCCTGCTCTTGCTGGTACACAACTATCTCATCCGCTTAAACGGATGGAACGGAGTACGAAATGATTAACCTAGATGAGTTATCCGCTCACCTTCAAGTTCAGACCAACATCCTGAACGAGAAGAAGGCAGAGCGTGAGCGATATGAGCGTGGCGTTATCGCTATGCGTGAAGCATCTAACAAGGAGTCACAGTGAGCAACTGGGATATCAACAGGCACATAGAATTAACCAATAAGTTAATGTGTCCCGAGTGCAAGCGACTCTTTACCCGCGAGCAAATGTCTGCTGGTCATGATTGTGAGGCTTGACCCAAAGTTAGCCGAATGGTAGGATAGTCTTATTGGCGATGGCCATGCACTGAATTGGGCAGTTGCATGGGGTGGCTCACGATAGGTAGTTACGCAAGTGCGAGTCTTGCGGTGAGCGCGTGGTGGCAAATTGCTACCTCATCCGTTTAAACGGATAGTTCGAAGGATATGAAATGATTACATTGTCAGCAGGTGACTTGATTGCGCTAACGATTGCGCTAACCTCGTCAATTATCGTCATCATCACCACAGCCATTGCCAATTACAGACTCACCGAGTCGCGTGATTACTGGCGTGCTGAGGCTCGCTACTACATTGAGCAGGAGCAGGCATAATGACATACCAATCAGCAGACGAATTGGTGAGGAATTTTTCCGACACAAATAATTCGTGGCAGTCGCAACTCGACTACGAACTCGTCCAAGAGATTCTAGGGCATAGCCTTAGCGTTGCCGAGTGGCGAGAACTCACCGAAAAACTTGATGATATTGTCTTCGAGACAGTCATGGCATACCAGCGATGAAAGTTGAGATATCAGAGCGTGAGTGGTCGGTCATTGTCGGCGCACTACGCCATCAAGAAGAAGGACATAAGCGCAACGGATTCGATATCCTAGTGCTTGAACTACAGGAACTTCGTTCCCGTCTGAATGATGCCTACATTGACAAGAACTTATCCGTAGGCTAGAATAGTACCACTTGAGCGCATGGTGCGTTCATGTAGTTATCCGTTTAAACGGATAGATTGGAAAGGTTATGATAGAAACACAAGATGAATCAGAGTTCACATGCGTGGTATGTTCAACTGGCATTGACGCTGATAATTCATGCACAGTTTCATATGGTAACGATAGGGTGTGTGATGACTGCGCTTACATATGTGAGTGCTGTGATGACATAGGCACCGAGAATGACGATTGGTGCACAGTAGACCAAGAGCGTTGGTGCCAGTCATGTACGGAGCGTTCTGCAAATTGGTGTGATTCCTGTGAGGAATGGAGCACCGAAAGCACATACTATATCGAAGATAGAGGCTCATATTGGTGCTCTATCTGCGCTGATAGTAATGCTATCTTCTGTGAGGAATGTGACCAATACTTTGAGAGTGGTTGCGAGTCGTGCAATACCAGCAGGGTAATCCATGATTACTCTTACCGACCTGACCCTATCTTCCACAGTACCGATAAGAATGAACGCTTGTTCTTTGGTATCGAAGTAGAAGTAGAGGCTGGTGCTAGGAACTATGGTGAGGCATCCGAGTATGCTTACCAACTAGAGGGCATGGACTTGGCATACCTCAAGCATGACGGCTCACTCAATAATGGGTTCGAGTTGGTTACGCATCCAATGTCGCATGACTTCTACAAGAATCAAGCAGAGGACTTATTCAGAGTGCTTGAAGGTCTGCGCAATTCCTATCAAGTAAGGTCGTGGGGTACGGGTACATGCGGTGTTCACATCCACATCTCACGCACAGGATTCAATGGCGGTCCACATATGCACCGATTCTTGAACCTTGTCTATAGCAATCAAGCCTTCTATGAGGCTCTCGCTGGTCGTTCATCTAGCCGTTGGGCTAAGTTTGATGATGTCATGCAGTCAGCATGGAATGGTGAGCGTGATGAGAATGGCTCTCGCAACTACAAGACATGGCGTAGTTTCCGCGAGAAGATTCAGCATGGTAGCCGTAGTGACCGATACTCTGCGGTCAATACACAGAACCCACACACCTTAGAGATGCGTATCTTCCGAGGTACCACCAAGGTGGAGACTATCAAATCCCATATAGACTTGGCGCACGCCAGCGTTGAGTTCACCCGAGTAATGTCCGTCAATCAAGTCAAAGAAGGTGGGCTAAGTACCGACTCCTTCATGACCTATATCGAGTCTCATGCAGACTTGTACCCTGAACTGAATGAGCGCATGGCGCGACTCATTGAACCTAGTGTCCGTTTAAACGGACAGAAAGTAAGTGCATAACATGTGTCTACTAGTCGTAGCATCACCTAACTCAACACCCAAGAAGAAAGACCTTGAGTGTGCATCATGTAATAATCCGCATGGCTTCGGCTATGCAGTCATTACACCTAACGGCATTATCACAGGGCGTGGTATGTCATCCAAGAAAATCATCAAGGAATTCCTAGAAGTACGCAAGGAGTACCCGTCTAGTTATGCTATGTTCCATGCTCGCTATGCTACGCATGGTGTAAAGAATGATGACAACTGTCACCCATTCAAGGTGCCTAGCAATCCTCAAACTTACCTTGCACACAATGGTATCTTAGATATCAAGATAGCCCCTAGCGATAAGCGTAGTGATACGCGTATCTTTGCAGAGGATACCCTGCCTGCTATGGGTGGTGTCACCGCGCTAGATGATGACCATGTATGGAAGATGGTTAGCACATGGTCGTCAGGTAGTAAGATTGTAGTGTTCACCCTTGACCCTAGTGCTAAGGAGCAATGCTACATCATCAACGAATCGTCGGGTCATTGGGACAATGAGGGCATGTGGTGGTCTAACAACGGCTACAAGCCTTATGTGCCTACAGCAACTACATGGGCATCTAGTACCTACTGGTCTACACCAGCCAAGGATAAAGAAGGATGCTCAGCAGGGTTGGTAGACACCAACGAGTGTAGTAGATGTGGCGTTATCGCATATGAGGATTCCAATCCTTACTACTGCGAGATGTGCTACACATGCTATGACTGCTATGGTGCATACGAAGATGACTGCCTATGCTGGACACCATCACATGACAAGGCTAAGATGGCTCAACGAAAGGAATCATGGTACTATGACAAGCACTTCGACTTCGGCAAGTAGTACCATCCGTTTAAACGGACAGGAAAATTTCCAACACAAACATATGGAGGGGCAATGACAATACAGCAACGCGAGCAACTGCGGGAAGTCCTCATAGACTACCTACAGTTACTTACACAGCAGACAGATAAACGCCTTGATGGCAAGATAGCGCAAGTCCGATTACTACTAAGAGAGGTAGCATAGTGAGACCACAACCATCAGATGATGCAGTACAGTACGAGGCAGAAGTAACAGTCAAGTTCTACTTCACTCTTGAGGCAGATGATGACATGCAAGCAAGTGACCTTGCGACCTACGAGTGGCAGGATAATCTCTATCATGGGGAAATCCAAAATGTGGTAGTAGATATGGTTGAGGAAGATGACGAAGGGGAGGAAGAATAATGCAAGAAGTAACAGAGAGAGAACTGTTAGACACCTACATGGTACAAAGTGAGTCGTCTAAAGTTACCCGTTGGAGTAGGTTCGTTTCGTTAAATGATGGTGACGGAGAGGAGCACAACGGCGTACTCACATGGGACGCCAATGATGGGTATAGCATGTACTGGTGGGCTAGTCAGCCAGCAATGGCAGAACGCCCTGAGTTTGAGTATGTCCTAGATTGCGTCACCAATAGGGGTGGTATCCCTACATATGGAGACATGTCCGATGCAGGAATGGATGGTGCATGATGAGTGAACCAAGGGAAGAAGATGACATAGCACTGGGCAAGGACTATGACGAAGAGGAGGATGAGGATGGAGACCCCGACCAATGGCACGACGCGCAGTTTGAAGACTGAGCAGATACTGGGCAACTGTCACAAGGATTCTAATCCTGATGCTTGGTTTCCAGAGTTTCCGCAAGGTGCTCAGACACCAGCAAAAATGGATGCATTGGCGCTAGAAACATCTAGGGCTATTATCCTGTGCAATGCTTGCCCAAGAAAGGAAGAGTGCCTAGAAGAGGGCATGAAGCCGAAAAACTTGCCATATGGCATTTGGGGTGGTAGACTTGCAGGTGAGAGAATACTACTGGCAGATGCCAAGGGCATTGACTATATGATTAAAGGTAGAACTACTGGTGAGTTCATTCAAACTGGTGGGGTTGGTATACGCACAGGCAAAGGCAGGTACAAAGGTTCCGTAGTAATCGCAGAAGTAGAAGGGGTGACAACTGAAGAGAAAAGAAGTGCACTTAATTTACTCAGAAGGCTCAAGCCTCGGATTAGGGGATAAAGATGCTAAAGAAGTTGGCACTGTTGTTGGCTATATTGCTGGCAGTAATACTGATAGACCGTCCGTTTAAACGGATAGAGAAACCACCAGTACGAGAATGGAAAGTTGCAGATAGCAAGGCTTATGCTAAGGACACTATCCAAGCATGGGCTGACAACCAGTACCTATGCCTAGAGAAGTTGTGGCACAAGGAATCCAACTGGAGACCTGAGGCCTACAACAAAATCAAGGTAATGGGTAAGAACGCTGGCGGTATTCCGCAGATACTCGGAATGTCAACACAAATTCCAGCACCGATGCAGATAGACAGGGGCTTCGGCTATATCATGCACCGATACGGGACGCCATGCACAGCATGGAAGTTTCATCAGCGAAAGGGCTGGTACTGATGCCAAACTATGAATACAGGTGTGATGATTGCGACACGCAAGAAGAGCACTGGCGCGACATAGAAGAACGGGACGAATGTCCCACTTGTCAGCATTGCTTACGAATCATGCGTAGGATTATCTTGCCTACGGCAGTGAAGTTCAATGGCAGTGGATTCTATTCAACAGGAGGATAATGACAGAGGATGAGATGCAAGAGTTACGCAATAGCATATGCGAAGGGATAGCGGAGTACTTTGATAACTACGACTGGGACAAAGCGTTCAAGAAATATCTGGAGGAACAATGAGAGATAGCAATTGGGATATAGACCTTAGGGCTGGACTAGCAGGGGAGAGTAAGGTCGCTGACCTGCTCTCTCTTGATACCCTTGAGGTAAAGACAGATAGGCGTTGGCATGAGACTGGCAACATCTATATCGAGACAGAGTACTGGAGTCGTGAGCAAAATGCTTGGGTAGAATCAGGCATACGAACGACAAAGGCTACGCATTGGGCATATGTATTAGAAGATTGCGTTATCATAGTCCCGACCTATCGCCTTAGGGAGATGCTATGGGAGAAGGGTAGACCAATCGACTGCAACATACCACCCAACCCCTCTAGAGGCTACCTGATTACACCAGGTGCCTTGCTAGAGTTCGCTAGGGATGCACACAACTTCGAGGTTAAAGAACAACACCATAACTTCTTAAACGAGACCTATGGATAAACTCTTACTCGAGGGTATCCTTATCGTTCTGTTCATCTTTGGTTTCTTCGGATTCATCCTGCCCGTCTTGGCTGGATTCGTCCTTATCTAGGAATGGTCGGAATCCGCCAAGGCGTGTAATCAGTCTTTTGATTGCACGCTTATGGCGCATTCTGGCAGCATCATCGCTAGGCAATTCAAGTACTTCTGCTATTGCTCCGTAGGTCATTGAGTTAGCATGCTTCTGATAGAGAATGTTTCTATCCTCATCACTTAACTTTACAAACCCAGCCTTAACCTCAGCCATCATAGCCATTAGATTACCGCCTTCAGCGGGAGCAGATGGTTTTCCTGGCATACCCAAATCTAACTTAGGTGCTTCAGTTACATCGCCACGCAACACTGATGGCAGGATAGCCTCAACAACGGCAGCATCATAGAAGAATATATCTGACATCTCATAGCCAAGTGTCTTGGCTTTCCAGAACTGACAATAGTCCAACGCTTGATTGCGAAGCGAACGATACAATAGGTTCTGAGTAGACTTTTTACTGAACGCTTCCCACTCGGTTAACTTAAGTGGATGCAACACAAACCACTCATATAACGACTGACGAATGTCTTCTCGGTCTACCATGTTGAACTTCTTGTAATATTCATCAGCCACATGGGCTACGATATAATCCCAAGGTTCAATGCGTTCCCAGTTCATCACCACTTCCAAGTCTTGCCTTCGACAGTGAATGATTTATTGATGATTGGTACGATTTGTGGTACAACTGTATTACCCTCCACATGGAGGATACCAAAGCCCTGTTGCCATGTGAATAGCCCAGCCTTGATATATTTAGCATTGGTGTAGTCCATGAGGTTGCCCAGTTCAAGTCCCCATACAGTCTTAGGCTTACCGCCACGATAGGTCTGTGTGTGGTGTGTAAGGCCCATACGGTGCGTGTGACCACAGGCTACCGACATACCGCTACGCTTGGCTAGACCAAGGGCTGTAGCCCCTGCTGTAGGCTGCACATTGCCTTCATCACCATGCATGAGTAACCATCCTGGGGCTAGTTCATACGGGTCAGCATGGTATTCAATCTCTAATTCTTTGAGACCAAGGAAGTTCTCAAGTTGCAACTCAGGTAGCCCAAGTAATCCTGGTGCTCTCATTGCAACGGTGTTAAACAATCTGTCTGTGTGGTTGCTTCGTACCATATGCTCGATAGTTAAATCATATAGCACTTGACGTGTCATATCCCTATCACGACCAATGGTGCGTTCGTACTCTAGTTCTGTACCCTTGCTCCACTTACTGATGGTCTGCATATCCATCTCATCCCCACAAGATACAACGGTATCTGGTTGGTATGCCTTGATGAACTTCGCTATAGCATTGACTGCTTCTACGTCATGGTAAGGCACTTGCAGGTCTGAAATGATTACGATTTTTTTCATGGCTTCTTTTTAACCACTTTCTTTTTAGGTATAGTCTTCTTGGCGCGACGCTTGTTTTCTTTGGCAACGTTCTTTGAATGGCTCATTGCTTGGAGATTGCCAACGCCATCACGACCAGCCCTGCCACCATTATCTTTATGGTCCACGTCAGTGGTTTTAGGTAGGGTCTTGCCTGTAGCCTTTTCGTAATCAACGCGAGCCTTATTGCTAGACGTCGTAGTAGTAGTGCCATCTTTTTTCTTGCGTTTAAACACATAGATTGGACGCCCACCATTTTGCTTACTTCCTTTATACGGGCCGAATATTTTCATCCCATTGTCCTCTCAAGACGAGCAATCCAATGATTGCATAATTTGCCATATCCTTAAATGAATCTTCTAATGACTCATGTTGTGGTTGAAAACCTTTTGTATCTTCCATGTATTCGTATAGGTTATTGATACGAGCCAACTTATCGTGCATACGAACCCTTAGACCATTGATTGCACCGCCAGGTGCCAATGATATATTCTTTGGACCGTAATCTCTATGTTTGCTAAGCAACAAGTCGCCAAGTTCTTTAATTGTTGCTGCCATGTGAGTCTCAAGATGGACTTCACGAACTAAGGTTGGTGTAATGTGCTGTCCCATATTCCTGTCAATCATTGTTGCCATCTTTATCCTCCTCTAGTAGGTCTTCTAACTCTTTATCAATTGACGACATGTGCTGGTTGATGATTGCCTCATGTACTAGGTCCTTCATCTTCACAACATCTGTCTGTGCTGCATACAGCGTAGCGTAGGTAGTCTCTGCTATATTCCTAATGGTATCTGGTTCTTCTGCATGATGATATAGTTCTTCTAGTAATGACCCAAGCATCAACGCGTATCCACTTGGTAGTTGGTATACTGGTTCAAAGATTTCTTCATCGTCCTCAATGAGATGATTGATAGCATCAAAAATGTTATCAAAGTTAGTACCGCATACACTGCATTGTGGAATATCAATCACTGTTCAATCCTATCTTGTCTCTGATGTAATCGGCACCGTGCTTGACGTAGATAGAATTGACATCTTCCCCGTCTGGCATACTGACGATAGTAACTGGTAGTTCTCGGGCCAATCCTGCTGCAAACTCTTTGCCAGGTTGGTCGCCGTCAGCGAATACAAATACTCTTTCAAAATCTGCGAGTAATCGTGTGTAGTGCTTCTTCCATGAATTCGCACCTGGAACTCCAACGCAAGGGATACCGACGCATCCACTGAGTGTGATTGTATCAAGTTCTCCTTCGCATACACCAATCCAATCACCTGCCCTTTCTACATCTATTACATTATACATCTTGGTCTCTGCTCCAGTCATGCCCATATACTTGGGCTCAACTGCTGGGTTGAGGGAGCGAAAGCGGATGTCTACGACACCTGTCTTCGTCATATACGGTATCGATAAGCGACCCGTGTATGCCTCATGGCCCGTCTCAGGCACTTCTACTACGCCTAATCGCGCCTGACGTGCTACTTCCTTTGTGATTCCCCGACTTGCTAGGTAATCTTCCGCCAGATGAATATTTTCCGCGTACTTGGCTGTTGCTCTGCCCAGTAATTCCTTCTGCGATTGACTTTGCTTCACGTATGTCGCATCCTTCCTTCTTCGCAATAATCTGTATGCTGTTGCCGTTCATACCACAAGCAAAGCAATTAAAAATGTTTTGCCTTGTATTGAAACTAGCACTTGCATGCGAGTCATTGTGGAATGGACACTTGACATTTACCTGACCGCTAGTGCGGTTGATGCTAGCACCGTAGTACTTAAGCACCTCCACAATATCAGGTAGGTCATCGTTACTTGTCACCGAATACATCGCCCAACCTTAATACCAAATAGGAATCCGCTATTGATTTTCCCCGTGCTTTAATGACGACGGCTGGGAGAACCAATGCGCTGCTAAGCGCTCTTGCTTCCGAATAATTTGCTGCTTCTGTTTGAGCCTCTTTCGTCCAACCGCTGAGGTCAATAGCGTTGCCCGCCCCTGGGGCTTTGCATTCAAGGATGCCAATTGATGCGTTAATGAAATCTGCACGGACAACAACGTCGCCTTCATCTTTGCTACCTCGTCTTGCAAGGCGTTCAGCGTCGTATCCAAGTCCTCTAAAATAGTCTTTGATGTCTGTTTCATATGTTGCTCCTCTAGCCTTATGGCTTTTCCTGGTTGTCATACGTTCTCTGGAATGTCGTCAATGTACATGTACTCTGGATTGAATGCCAGCCATGTCATGAGCGTACCGTTGGCATCTGCTCGTCCGTAGCGATTTTTGACTGATGCCACGCCCATCGATGTGCCAACTGTGCCGAGTGTACAAATGAGAGCAGGGAGTTGGGATACTTTGCCTTGGATGGCGCTTCTTGGTTGACAAGGATTTCCAGGAACTGCTTCCGAAGTGTGATGTAAAACCACAATTGCAGCGTTAGTCGCTCTCGCAAGGTACTTCAACTCCTTCATAATTGCACGCATAGATGCGAACTCTTCGCCTCCATCTGTTGCAACATCCATGAGGTTGTCCAAGACAATGAGAGATGGGCTAGTGCCCCACAACTCTTCGAATGCTTGAACTTCCTCATCAATGTCTTCTAAGGTTGGTGACGATTCAAACGACCAGACTATGTGACTTCCTTTTTGGAGGACTGCCTTTGTCCAACCAACATCAGTATTAAGTTTCTGTTCGACATCCGACTGACTTTTCCCCGAAATCATAGATGCTAGTCTCATCGCCATTGTATGAGCATTGGTATCTGCTGAGATATACAATGTTGGTACATTGGTTTTGAGAGCCAGGGCTAAAGCAAGTGTTGATTTTCCTGCTCCTGGTGCGCCCGCAAACATAGAAACTTCTGAACGTCGTATAATAATCTTGTTCTGTTCAAACGCCTTAAATGAACTAGGAAGGGGTTCTCCGCCGATTGAGGCTCGTCCTACTGAACGTACTAGAGTTCTCATTCTGCACCCTTCCTAGTTATTTAAAATGGAAATTGCTGTTCTATTAGTTGACGGGCTTGCACTGGTCCGCGCCCTGAGGCATCGGACAGACCCACATCGCGTAAGGATTTCCCGTCTTGCTGGAGATTCCCGACTTGTACTTGCGTGGTCCGTGCTGGCAAGTTGGTCCACCCTGTTGTGGGGTTGTCGGAGCCGAAGCGAATGGAGTTTGCGCCTGGGGCGGAATCGAGGAGAGCGGAGGCATTGTGCCTGTAGTGGTATCGGTAATCGACAGGGGGGCTAGGGTACCTGCCCCTTGTAACAATCGCTGTGTTGCATGAATCTGTGTGGCATAGTCCCCAATGCCTTCAAGTAGGACACTTAGTTCATCTGCGCTGTTAGCACGAATGTTGATAAGGTCGCCTGTTGCCAACTTATAGTTGACTTGTAGTTTCCAGTCTTCAGCCATTTATTTATCCTTCTTAGTAGAGAATTGACAGTAGTCCGTGAGTCCGCACATGTACTGACAACTGTTTGTGTTGGGCAAGAATAACGCAGCCTTACGTGCTTTGTCAAATGTTTCGATGAGATACTCCATCTTGTCCTTGGTGTACTCAGACAGGTCTACCATCTCCGAGATATTGTTACCGCGTGACATGTAGTAAGTGCCCCACTTGACATCAATACCAAAGGTTTCTTGGATACCTAGTCGATAGAAAGCAAGTTGTAGGTTGCTGGTTGGCGTGCTCTGTGAAGTCTTGAGGTCGACGATTACCAACTCGCCATTGACCTCAAAGACACGGTCAATAATCATCTTGACTGCCACATGTTTGATGACTGGTGTCAGGGCAAGTTCAATCCCTGGGTTGCCGTCTGGTGCCTTCCAGATTTTCCAATTGGCATTAGTCTTGCGCCATGCGATGTATCCCTCGACCCACTTGGGTCCAGTATTTTGCCAGAAGGTTTCATCTTCCTTGTTAGGGTTAGCCTTAGTTGCACGACCACCAACACGTGCATTGGTCAGGTCGGTATCACCTTTTGAGACGTTCCAGGATTCGGTCCAAAGATTTTGAATATCGTTTATCATAGGTTATCCTTGTCGTATGTTTCGCAGGCAAGGTGAAAAGCAGAGCCTCCGACGGACCAAACCGATGGGGCTTCCTGCTTGTTGAGTAGTCTACCAAGGTAGTACTGGTAGCCACAGGTAAGGTAAGTGGTGAACGCAGAGTAAGATATATGCTCTGGTAGTGTGTATTCTTCTAGTTCGATTGACATATTGGTATTATAAGACCAGAATGGTCGATTTGTCAATTGTTGGTAATACTTGACAATTGGGAAATGCCGTGTATACTTAGTTATGTAAGTAATTATATATAATATAAAAGCCTTCGGCTTTATATAGTATATATGATATAATATATTATATACATAATGGGAGAACTATGTCAAATTTCTTTGAAACCGTACTGGCAACCCTAGCGGGTATTGCCGTATATTACCTATTGGAAGGCTTGTACTACGAGGCAAAATATCGTCTTGCTGGCAAGCGATATGAGAACTTTCTTGATGATTTAGAGGAAGACAGCGTCGCCTTTTAACCTGTAGAAACGACAAGAAACCCCCTCGCCCTAGTATAATCACTAAGGTAAGGGGGTTTCTTGTCTTAAAAGGGCCTTTGAAGGCTTATTAGGGCTACTTCTTGGTGCCTAGACCAAATGCGTCGTCGTTCTTATCTGCCCATTTGATTGCAGGGGCCACTAGGGCAGCAATTACTGCTGCGTACTGTGGCGCTAGGTCTGTTAGGAGTTGGACTCCAGAGAATACAGCAACCGCTGCAACCGCTGTCGCCCAAGACTTAATAGCCTTGATTCGTGCTGGTGTGAGGAACTTCTTCATTTTATCTCCTTTTTAGGCAATGGTTTGACCGCTGCCTTTACTTTGTTGACTTTAGTTGCGGAACCCAACCAAGGGAACCAGGGAGATGTATCATTCCCACAGTTATCATTGATTGATATATGTAAATGCTTGTTATGTTGATTTACGCCAGTATAGCGAGATTCGCCATTCTTCTTTGACCAAATATTGCCGTGGAAAATTAAATACTTCACGCGCTTATCGTCCTGCAGTTTCTCATAAAGTTCAAAGCAATCGATGCCATTAGCAGGGTCATGAGTAAGGTCTACCGCATAGCCTGTATTATGGTCTGAGTCAGGATTCTGATTGATATGAGCAGCAGAAGGAAGAAGCCCATCTGATGCTTTCTTGCGCTTTGGGCGCAGAGCCGTCGCTTGACGGAGAACAGCAATTGCAGCAGGCGTGGCTTTCTTGGCTACAGGTTTCATTCATCGCTTCTCTCTTTGAATCATAATCTGGTAGAGAATCTCTACTTTTTCTTCAAGTCTAAGAACCGAATCTTTCAATGAACTCCCCGAGTTCGGCTTGAGTTCACTAAGATAATGCTTGACTAACCAACGCACGCTACCAGCAAATGCGGTCACGATTGCGATAACTGATACGATTAGTCCAGCCCAGTTTGATGCGGTCATTGATTGCGCTCCTAAGAGTTATACGGTACGGATAGTTATGTTAATTACGCCACCAAAGCCGCTGAATCGCTTATCTGGTGGGGTCATGCGGGAGAATGAAATCTGTTCGATAACTGCTTGACGAGATTCGCCAGTAGTTAGGTCCTGCCAGGTGAGCACGTCACCTTCTTCTTCGATACCTTCTAGGGCTAGAATCTTTTCAAAGGCTTTGCCTTCGTAGCCAATCATTGAGTTGTATCTATCTGTCTCTAGGTCATAGCAGTAGATAGGGAACTGGATGATACGCTGGCGTGGTGTAGCAATGGTTGCCTTAGCCTGGTATCCCTTGAAGATTGGACCGAGTGATGATGTTGTTGCATCACGATAAAGAATAAACTTATAGGCTACATATTCCTGCGCTGTGGCAGGAGATGATGTGCCTACTTCAATTGATGGAACCGACGAGTCATAGGAGATGTGGTCATACTCAACACCATCTTTGTCTACGGTTTCAAGAGTCATAGAACCTTTGGTGAAGTCACCGCGTCCTAGTAGGCGCTTGAAGTTCTTAGGCTCAAGGGTTCCGTAGCGGATGTTACCTGTTGTAATGTAGCCAGATGTCGACAACGCTGTAGCAGACTGAACGGCTATGCCGTTGCTGCCAGAGGTCGTGAAGGCTATCTGTGAACCATTTCCTATAAAGTCTACGCTTGTAGCATAGCCCGCAACTCCATCAAGATAAGCATCTGTTGCGTAAGCAAAACGTAGTGTCTCAAGTTCATTGCTTAAATCAATACGATATAGACCAGCATACCCGCCAATAGAACCAGTGGCCCATACGAACGTATCTCTAAACGCAAAGTCGTAGACTCCATTAGACTCTTCAATAATTAGTGGACCATAGTTGATAGAGCCATCTTGTTCCAAAATAATTGCGGCTCTTACACCTTTGTTTGTGCCGAGCATTAAGTGACCAAGATAGTATTCAATCTTGTTGATATACTCACCAATTGGTAATTGTGCTGCGATGACACCAGATGTAAGTGTTGGCATGACACCAGCAGTAGATAAAGTAAACTTATAGATAGCAGAGTTACCACCAGCATAGCCTGATGCGTAGATAGCACCGCCTGATTCAGATATAGAAGTCCAAGTCCAGTCAGCATTTGGATGCGTGTATACGGCCGTAGGTAGTGTATGTGTGGT